GAAGCGTTTGCTGGATGCGACCCTGGTTACCGAGACGCTACTGCTTATTGCGCTATCGTGTACGATTGGAACCGCGATTGCTTTTATATTGTCGACGAGTACTTAAAGTCGGAACAAACCACGCAAGAACACGCACAAATGTTTACTGAGTTGAATCAGAAGCACGGAGTTGAAGTAACTTTTATTGACTCGGCTGCAGCACAGTTTGCTAGTGACCTTGCTTATCTCTACAACATTTCAACAACCAAAGCCAAAAAAGATGTCTTACCCGGCATTGCGTATGTACAGACCTTGCTACAACAGGGTCGATTAAAGGTTGCCCCACATTGCACTAACGTGCGAGCCATGTTTGACCAGTACCGCTGGGACACACGTGAGGGGCTCCAACGTGAACGTCCAATGCACGATGGTTATAGTCACATGGCTGATGCCGTTCGTTACGCACTGTATACTTACACGGTATAATGGTATAAAAAATTTAAGCATTGACTTTTGTGTGCCTTAGTGCTATAATACTAGGTAATTGTGGAGTAGTTTATTCCACTTGGAGAATTACATGGACAAAACAGAATACGAAGCAATGCTAAAAGCAGCCTTTGCCAGTGAGTTTAGCTTCTTTTTAAAAGCTGCTGGCTTTCATTGGAACGTTGAAGGCAGTGACTTTTATGAATATCATTTGATCTTTGAGCGTATATATACTGAAGTATACGGGTCTATTGATGACTTTGCTGAAGAATTACGTGCTGCACGCATTTATGCACCAGCTAGTTTTACACAGTTAGACACAATGAGTCAAGTTGAGTGTCAAGAAGGTGTGCCACAGCCTATGTCAATGGCACAAGAACTTTTAATTGATTCAGATGCTTGTGCAGAAATGTTCCGCGTTGCATTTGATGCTGCTGAAATGATGGGCGATCATGGTTTATCAAATTTCTTAGCAGATCGTCAAGATGCTCACAAAAAGCATTCATGGATGTTACGCTCAACATTAAAGTAAATGGCAGCCAACACAAATAAACGAATCCCTGTAAAGTGGGTTCGTGACAGGGCTAAAGCAGCCTATGAAAAGAAAACGCAGTGTTGTATTTGTGGTGATACCACAGAGCTAGAACTGCATCACCTACATTCAGTTACTATATTACTAGATAAATGGGCTAAAGCTCGTGGGTATGATATTTCAACAGATGAAGGCATTGTAGCTGTTAGGGACGAGTTTATTAGTGAGCATCGAGTTGAGTTATATGACCAAGTTTACACCCTTTGTAATCGTCATCATGTAGCGCTGCACGGAGTTTATGGTAAAGCTCCTCGACCTGGTTCGGAACCGAAACAGGCTCATTGGATTGAGACACAGCGTGCAAAATATTCAGGTGGTGAAACGGTTGTGCCCAAGAAAAGTTTTGGCAGTTTCTTTAGTGAGTTCACTTAAGGGAAAACTATGTCAAGATTTACAGATTGGGTTGTTGAAAAACTAAACCCAGCACAAACCCGTATCGCTCAAGAAGCCGGTACACAAATTTCAACTGAAAGCAAGCTAACATATCGCCAAGCTTTTCAGAAACTAGAGTCAGTTAATCGTTCAGTTAATATGCTTGTTAGCGCAGCTAGCTCGCTTGATTATGACGTAAAAGATAAAGTTCATGAAGGTATAATTGGCGGAATTCGCCAAAAGTCACTTAGTACACTTTTAAACTTTCGTCCTAATCCTTATCAGAGCACACAAGAATTTCGTCAATCAATCTTCACAGACTTGATTTTAGAAGGTAACGTCTTTATACACTTTGATGGTGTATTTATGTACCACTTACCTGCGGCTAACGTAGAGATTTTAACTGATATCAAGACATTTATTCGTGGATACCGATACAACGGAATGGTTGAATTTAAAGAACCAGAAGTGTTTCACTTCCGTGATCTTAATTCACATTCAATATATCGCGGCGCATCCCGATTGGAAGCAGCACAGCGTTCTATTACTACGCTGTATGCAATGAAAGATTTTCAAGAAAACTTCTTTGAAAACGGAGCAGTATTTGGTTTAGTTTTAACTTCAGAAAATACACTCTCACAGATTGCAAAAGAAAAAACAATTCAATACTGGTTACAAAAATATTCAACTAAACAAGGCGGCAAACGTCCAGTTATTTTGGATTCAGGATTGAAGCCTGCACAAGTAACAAATCAAAACTTTAAAGACATGGATTTTGATCAATCGATCAAGACCCACAACGAATTAATTATGCAATGTATTGGCATCCCACCTATTTTATTAGCTGGTGGTAATAACGCTAACATTTCACCTAATTTACGCTTATTTTATTTAGAAACAGTAATGCCAGTTGTTCGTAAGTTTACATCAAGTTTAGAACGATACTACGGCTACGACATTGAAGCAATTACTAGCTCAGTGTCGGCAATGCAACCAGAATTAAAAGATATTGCTGCTTACCATTCGACATTAGTCAATGCAGGCATCATTACAGCTAATGAAGCAAGAAAAGAATTACGTTATGAACCTATAGATGGTAATGACGAAATAAGAATACCCGCCAATATTGCGGGTTCGGCTGCTGATCCGTCGAAAGGTGGTAGGCCCACAGATAATCAGCAATAAAGGGGTAATATGGTAGATAAAAGTAAAGTACTGTTTTTAAACAGTTCATTTATCAAGAGCGATACCACCGACGGAAAGACAACTAGTATAACAATTGAAGGGTACGCAAGTACCGATGATGTTGATAGACAAGGAGACATTGTCCCAGCAAGTGTGTGGAAAAAGGGTATACAAAATTATTTGAAGAATCCAGTAATTTTGGCATATCATGACCATAGCGAGCCAGTTGGTAGGATGGTAGAACACCGAGTTGACGGTAAAGGATTATGGGTTAAAGCCAGAATTTCTTCAGCCGCCGGTGAAGTGTTTAATCTTGTAAAAGATGGCATCTTAACGGCATTTAGTATTGGATTTCGTATCGTTGATGCGGAATATGATGCAGCCAAAGAGTTGTTTGTGGTAAAAGAGCTAGAACTGCACGAAATTTCAGTAGTGTCAGTACCAGCTAATCAAAATACACTATTTAGTCTTTCTAAGGCGTTTGATACAGCCGAAGAATTTAAATCTTTCAAACAGCAGTTTGCACCCGAAAGCGATTCAGCTAAAGGGCTAGAATCCTCAACGGAAGCAGACAGCGAAATTAAAAAGGAATGGGAAATGGATCCTAAACAATTAGAACAAATGTTGGCTGATGCAGCTAACAAAGCGGCTGAGCTCACTGCTAAAGCCATCGCCGATACACAGGCAAAACAATTAGCTGATAAAACTGCTGCTGACAAAGCTGAAGCCGAATTAGATGCACGCGTTAAAGCCGCTGTTGCTTCTATCTCTACTACTGACACAGGTGCTGAGCGCTTGATGGCTGAAGTTGAGAAGCGTTTAGCTACTGCTGAAGAGTCAAGCAAATCAGTTATTGCTGGTTTGGAAGCTGCTTTAAAAGACAAAGCTGCTGAAATCGAAGCAATCACAAAATCAAAAATGTCCTTCTCTGAAGCCAAAGACGGTATGTCTTATGCTGACAAAGAAAAGGCCGTTATGTTGGCTAAAATGGCTGGTAAGTCATTGGAAGGCACAAAATTTGGTCGTGACTTAGTACAAAAGTACGGTGCTCACCAGCCTTCAGGTACTACTGGTACTTGGGAACTTGAAGTTTCATTGAACATGGAATCTGAAGTTCGTCGTCGTTTAGTTGTGGCTCCTATTTTCCGCAACATTGCTATGCAAACCAACGTTATGACCATGCCAGTAAATCCAGAAGCAGGAACTGCTACTTGGGTTACCAACGCTGACTTTGGTACTGTTGCTGGTACACCTGGTACAACTACTGCTGGTGCTTCTGCTGGTAACACTGCTGTTCACGCCTTTAAAGAAATCACTTTGAATGCTTATAAACTTGCCACAAATGAGTATACAGCATACGAAGAAGAAGAAGATTCTTTGATCGCTTTGATGCCAATGATTCGCGACGGTATGATTCGTCGTGTTGCTCGTGCCGTTGACAAGGCCTTCTTGTTAGGTGCTGGTTCTGGTTCTGATCCCGTTCGTGGTTTGGCTACCTGGGCTGCTAACACTACTGCTACCGGTAACACCGTTGCTGCTGGTTTGAATGTTGCTAAATTACGCACATTGCGCCAAGGTTTAGGTGCTTGGGGTCTGGATCCTGCTGAAGTAATTTATATCGTTAATACCGATGTTTATTACCAATTGCTGGAAGACACAACCTTCCAAACAATGAACCAAGTTGGTACACAAGCTACACTGTT